TCGTGTTTCAGAAGATGAATTAGATAAGGCGTTGAATGCGATCACGCCATTTATCATCCAAGGAGTGATTCAACATGCCGAAGAGGCAGACGAATAGGTTTCGATGGAAAGCGGACTTGCTAAATGTAAAAGAAGAAACAGATTCGAACGATAAAGTAGTTACGACCTATAAACTTAATAGGCTTTTATGGTACGAAGATATTGGAGTAACTGCACAAGAAAAATATCTTTCACAGCAAGCCAAAACAGACGTTGTCAGACGGATTAAAGTGAGATTGGATAAATCTATCACAGAAAAGTTTAGCGCTGTTAGAATCGATTCTGTGACCTATAAAATCACTCGTATTTACACAAATATGGATAAACGAGAAATGGAGTTGAGTTTGGCTTATGTCGATTAGTTTTGAAAAATTGAGAATAACTCTGAAATCAGTAGGCGTACCTGTGACACGTGATAAAGCGGAAAAAGGAACGGACTATCCATATATTGTTTATTCAAATGTTAGTCAAGGTAAAAAAATGGCATCGTCTAAAGTGCATAGACGAATGCCCTACTATCAAATCTCTTTTTATACAACAGGTACTGAAAAGGATTTAATTGCTTTAGAAAATGCATTGGAGGAAGCTGGTATTCCTTACACTGATTTTGTAGGCATTCAAGGCGATGAAAATGATGATACTGTGACAAATTTTTACACATATGTGAGGTGTATTGAAGATGGAAAATAATAATGGTTTTGCAGATATGGCAGACTATTTAGGAAAGCTTTCGCAAGTAGATGCGACAAAATTATCAATAGAATCATTAACCGCTGCAGCTAATTTTTATATGGAAAAATTACTACCCAATATACCTAAATCGCTTCTAAAAAAGAAGCACATGGTTGATCAAGTGAAAGTAAATATTAAAGATAATGAAGTACAAGTAGCTTTTGAAGATACAGCTTTTTATTGGCGATTCGCTGAAAATGGAACAGTAAATCAAAAAGCGCAACATTTTGCCAGTGGAACATTTGAACAAAATAAAGATCAAATTGAAAAAATTATGACTCAACAAATATTAGATTTATGGAAAGGATGAGTAAATTGGGAAAACAAGATGTGTATTATTTTGAAGGCTTAGATGACATCTTAATTGCCATGATGACCACAAAAGATGCAGTAGGTACAGAACCAGCATTTGGCGAGGTTGTTCGTTTGCCAATAGCCACAAAATTGGGAATTAAAGGAAATGGAACAGCTTTAGAAAAATGGGCATCAAGTAAAATGTTCCGACGCGTAAGTCGTGAAACGAAACATGAAATTGCGCTAGATCATGTGGGCATTCCTATTGCGGTGATGGATGAAATAAAAGGATTAATCGCTCAAAGTGGAGTGACTTTTGGTAAAAACACTGCGCGAGAATTTCCTTATTTTGCCTTTGGGTTTATCGGAAATATTGAAAATGGTGGAAAAAAAGCTGTTTGGTATCCTAAAACGCAGTTATCAAATGTTATTGATGAAGAATACACTACTGCAGAAGATGAAACCAAAATTGATGATGTAACTGCTAACTTTGTTTCAACTGGTTTAACATACAATAATGTTATGTATTCAAGTTTTGATTCTAATCGGGATAGTGCTTCAATAGAACTATTTGAAAAATTTATCGCACAACCTGTTTATGACGAAGAACAATGGAAGAAACTAGCAGGTCCTTCACGTGGAGGTGGCAGTGAATAATGGCAAAATTAGCGGATTATGGGATTGTTATTTCAGATACACCCACAGTTACTATTCAAGGGCATCAGTTTCCCATTTTGTTAACGATGGAAACAATGGAGTATATTGCTGATGTTTATGATGATGACTATTCAAAATTTGAAGCAGATATGAATGAAATGATTAACAAGAGTGGTGGTCGTATTTCATCAAAAGATTTATCAGCTTCTGATTTAAAAATTATGCGTGCATTGATTTACGGCATGCTAAGAACTGGTGGATTGGAAGAAACGCCAGAAACCATTTTTAAGTTTTTAGGTATGAGTGCCACAATTGTTGAAATTTATGGTGCATGTATGGAAATATTTGCAAAGCAGAATTTTCAAGTTGAAGACTTAAAAAAATCCAAGAAGCCACAAGATTATCAAACTCCGAAAAAAAGGAAAAACAAAAAGAAAAAGCCTCAACGGAAATAGGAACGCCGTGGGCTTTTTATTTATATGTAGCTCTCACTCTTTTGGGATGGAGTGAGGACTTTTTTTTAAAAGCAACTCCCAACTTGTGGCTTAAGTCATATATTCAGTGGTTAGTAAGTAATACGGAGTTTGAACCACCCAGAAGTGTGACAATGGATAAAAGTCCTTGGTGGTAGGAAAGGAGCGCTAACGTGTCAAAACAAGAATCCGATGTTGTCTTAAATTTTAAGATGAATGGAGAAATAAACTATTCACGAACAATTAAAGACATTAATAAAGAAATGAACTTAGCGGCTACCGAGTACAAAAACCAGGTATCCGCAATGGATAAAAATGCAACTCAAACTGAAAAATTAACAGCTACAAAGAAAAAATTAGAAAAACAATTATCTTTAGCTGAACAAAGAACAAAATTATTACGTGAGGAATACGAAAAATCAGTAAAAGAAACTGGTGAATATTCAGAGCAATCACAAAAGCTGTATAAGCGTTTATTGGAATCCGAAACAGGTGAAAATAAACTGCGTTCTGCATTGCAAAGTACCAATGAAGCTTTGAAAGAGCAAGGTAATTTATCAATAAAAACAGCTGAAAAACTAGCCAAAATTGAAAAAGCTGGAGACAAAATTAAATCAGTTGGGCAAAAACTGTCTGTTGGATTAACAGCACCAATTATGGGAATTGGTGCTGCTTCTATTGCCGCATTCAAAGAATTAGATGAATGTTTGGATAATATAACAACAGCAACAGGGGCTACTGGTAGTCAGCTAGAATCTTTACAAGCCAGTTTTAAAACAGTAGCAGGTCAAATACCCGCGGATATGCAAGATATATCAACTGGTATTGGTGAAGTAAATACTCAATTTGGCTTAATGGATAAGCAATTGGAAGATACAACAGGCCGAATGCTTAAATTTTCAGAAATTAATGGCTCAGATGTTTCTCAATCAACTATTAATGCAAAAAAATCAATGGACCTTTTTAGGTTGTCTATTGAGGATTTGCCAATGATTTTAGATTCAGTATCTAAAACTAGCCAAGATACTGGAGTAGGGGTAGATCAGTTATTTGATGCCGTAAATAGAGGTGCGCCCCAACTCAAAGCTATGGGACTTGGTTTTTCTGAATCAACTACGTTAATAGGTCAAATGGAAAAAGCTGGTATTGATTCAGCAGGAACTCTTGGCTATTTGGCAAAAGCTAGTGTCGTATATGCGAAAGATAATAAAACCATGCAAGAAGGGCTTAGCGGAACTATTGAATCTATTAAAGGGGCCACAACTGAACAAGAAAAACTCACTATTGCTAGTGAAGTTTTTGGAACTAAAGCTGCTTCAAAAATGGTAGAAGCTATTGATAGCGGAGCGTTGTCAATGGATGGTTTAGCAGATTCAGCAAAAAACGCAGCTGGCACTGTGGATCAGACGTTTAGTGATATTCTTGATCCAATTGACCAAGCAAAGTTGGCACAAAATCAATTTAAAATAGCAATGGGTGAACTTGGAGAACAAGTACAAATAGCATTATTACCAGCATTTCAAGCTGCAACGGATGCAATAAAAAAAGTTTCAGAATGGTTTGGAAGTTTAACAGATAGTCAAAAGCAAACCATACTGAAAATAGCTGGTGTTGTGGCTGCTATCGGTCCAGTATTAGTAGTTTTAGGAACACTTGCTAGTTCCATTAGTAGTTTGATTCCAGTTATTGCTTTTATTGCGTCGCCAATTGGTTTAGTAATTGCGGCGGTTGCCGCTTGGGTAGCTGCAATCGTAGTTGCATATAATAAAATCGGTTGGTTTAGGGATTTTATCAATACCTCCTTTAAAGTAATTAAAGATATTGTGGTTGGTGTATTTAATGTTTTGAAAGATACGACAAAATCTACTTTTGATTTCATCACAGGATTTATTGGTGGTGCCATGGATGGGGCTGCAAAAATTATTGGCGATTATGTAAATGAAATTAAGCGTATTTTTGGCGGTATCGTTGATTTTGTAACGGGAGTATTTACTGGAGACTGGTCAAGAGCGTGGCAAGGTGTTGTTGACATTTTTGGTGGTATTTTTGAAGGCATCGCTGCAGTAGCTAAAGCTCCAATCAATGCCATGATTACGTTAATCAATGGATTTATTGGTGGATTAAACAATATAAAAATACCTAAATGGGTGCCAGGAATTGGCGGTAAAGGATTTCATATTGGAAAAATCCCTTATTTAGCAGAAGGTGGAACTATTCTAAATGGCCAAGCCATTGTTGGTGAAGCTGGTCCTGAACTATTAACCGCTAAAAACGGCAAGACAACAGTAACTCCATTGTCACCAGAAGAAAAAGCTCGTGGAATTGGTGGTGCTTTGAAAGGTGGCAACACTATTGAGCAACATGTTCATATTGGCCAAGTAGATGCAAATAATCCGAGTGAGTTAGATCGAATGAATCGCAAGCTTTATAAAGCAAGTGCGCAAGCTTTCTATGACTTAGGAGGTGTTCCAACGTGATTTTTATGAATCCTGATGAACCAAATTTCATTTGGAAAGATTTGAATGCAGTTCGTGATATGGGGTGCATTATCGAAAATGAGCTGTCAGAGGTTTTACCAAATAAACGATATGAAACGTATTCGATTATCGGAAGAAGTGGTGAATTTAATGAAACGTTCAATGATTATGAACCCTTTGATTATGAAATTGAAGATGTAACTATTCCATATGAAAATTTAGCGGCAGTCAAAAGATGGTTAACTGGTAAAAGTAAACTTATTACTCACAATGATGAAGATAAATATTTAGATGCTATTTGTACAATGAGTAAACCAACTTCATTCAAAAATGAATGGGGTGTTTTTTATACCTTTAACGTTGAATTTAGATGTCAACCGTTCAAAAGAAAAGTAAACGAACAACCAAAAGTGATTAAAACAAAATCAATTGAAATTACTGATCACGGTGATGAAATTGCTTTTCCTTATATCGAAATTAATTCAAAAGGTGGCGATATTACGTTAAACATTGGTAGTAACTCACTAACGATTTTGCGTACACAATCAGGAATCGTCACTATTGATACCGAAAAGGGAAAAGCAATACAAGAAGGAAATCCACTATTTACACGCGGCAGTTGGATAAAAACGAATCCCGGTCAAAATAAATTAAATATATCAGGAAATTTTATAGAAGCTAAGTTTTGGAATAGGAGCGCGTATTTATGACACAAAATTTTATTTATGCCTATACTGCTATTCCTGAAAATTTAAACGATAACGGAATGGCTTTGCCAGATTGGCAAGATTTACCAGAAATTAACCGTGTGTTAAATGGTGTGTATCGATTCTATGGTAACTATGCAAGAGATGGCCAGTATCGCTCATACTTAAAAAAAGGAAACTTTCTAAAGGCACAAGTTGAAGATGGATCATATCAATATTTTGAGATTTACAATATTAAAAAAAATCTGCAGTCAGTTTCAGTGACAGCGAGACACATTGGTTTTATGGCAAATAAGAATTTCATTATTGATTCGTTCACTGCTAACGGAAATGGCACGCAAATTATGAATAATTTAAAGGCTGCATTAACGTTTAAGCAACGGTTTAACTATTTGTCGAATGTCGGTACTACACATCAATTTACAGCAAAACAAGTAGGTCCAATCGATGCAATTATTGGTTCTAACAATGGCAATCAAAATTTAACAGGTGTTACTGGTGGAGAATTAGAGATGGATAACTTTAATTTGAAATTAGTAAAACAAATTGGAGCAGATAATGGCTTTAGAATTGATTTTGGAATTAATTTGGAAGCTATAGATGAGGACTATGACGACGAATCAATTATAAACAGTCTTTTTCTTATCGGTGGCGTACCAGACAATGATTATGACCAAGATAAAGAGCCAATCACGTATGGCTTTTTAGAAATTGCTGGTGTAAATGATAGTAACAGAAGAATTGGAAAACGTGAAAATTCGGAATGTAAAACAGTTGATGAGCTTAAAAAATGGGGCCAGTCATTGTTTGATAAAGACCGCATTCATGAACCAAAAGTAACGCACACTATTAGCATGGTAGCATTAGAACACACTTTGGAGTATGAAGACATGTACGAAGAGCTTTCTTCTTTGCATTTTGGTGATGTAGTACATGTTAGAGCAAAAGAAGTCGATATTGAAGTAACGGAGCGCATGGTGGAATATACTTGGTTTCCGACTTTAGGCAAATTTAAAAATATTGTTTTGGGGAATGATTTATCACTTTACACCTCAACAGTAAATAATCAAACTCAAGAGCTAAAACAAAAAATTGATAATCGAACAGAAACATTAGTACAAAATGTTTTAAATGCAACGGCATGGATTACTGGAAACAGTGGTGGACATGTCGTTTTTCGTCCAGAAAAGGCCCCGTCTGAAATTCTTATCATGGACAAAAACAAAGTAGCTACCGCAAAACGTGTGTGGCGCTGGAACTTAAATGGTTTGGGTTATTCCTCCAACGGCGTGAATGGTCCGTTCGAACTTGCTATGACTTCTAAGGGAGAAATCGTTGCTGATTTTATTAAAGTGGGCATTATTAACGCGAATGTTTTACAAACAAGCTTTAATAAAGCAACAGACGATGTACTAAAATTAGTAGCTGGTGCTTTGCAAATTTGGAACAATAAGAAAAAAATCATGGAATTGACTAAAAAAGGGATGGAATTTTGGAATGGCTCTAGTCATATTGGGACAATTGGTACGAAAGGAAATCCCTTTCCAGGGGTAGTAGATAAAAATGGAAATCCTGTAGTTTCTGATGGGAATTCATTGC